TCCGAGAATGAGCACCGAGATGTCGGACTTGGCCGCCGTCCGGATCCACTCGAAGATGATCAGCATCTTCTCGTCGCGGCCGATCATCTCCCGGAAGCGCTGCACCGAGGGCGACTGGTCTTCGGTGCTGACCGCGGCACGACGCTCGAGGAAGTGGTCGAGTTGATCGGCCATCGCCTCGTCGGCGGGACGCTCGGCCATGAAGCGCGGCGGATTGCCTGGAACCAGCCGGGCGACGCCGAAATCGACCAGCTCCTTGACGCAGTTCTCGACGTCGAGGCGCAGGCGCCCGAACGTCTGCATCAGGGACTCGACGTCGAAGCTCTCGTCGGGCCGTGCGCTGATGTAACGCAGCAGGCCCGCCCGCAGCGGCGACTGGACCAGGCTGCGGAAACGGGTGTCGAGATCCGCAGGTTCTGCGGGTTTCATGGTCGCGGCGGTGCTGGCGCGCCGCGCACTGAAGGTCAAATCATCCATCTATCGCTGGGCTTATCGGCTCAAGCCTTCGTCGGCGACAGGGCCGGGGGCCCGTCCTCGATAGTAGTCGGTCTGGTAGCGTTCGATCAGGCTTTTCATGCGCCCGGCGTCGCCTTTCCGGTGGCCGTGGCAGCCAGCAGGGCCGCGCTGTCATCGGTTACACCATCGCCAACAGCCTGGAAATCAAACGGCGTGACGTGTGCGCTGGCATTGTCATCTTCCAGCAGCAGCGGGCGCGTGTCCATGACCACGCCGTTGTAAGTGGTCGTAACCATGTAAGCGCCATCGGCGGCATAGAGCGTGAAATTGCCATTGGCATCCGTAGTAATCTGCGTGCCAATCGACGTTACACCGTTGTCGCTGAATAATTCCTGCAACGCACCCAGTGAGTTGGTCAGCGTGATGATGGCGCCCGCCAGTACGCGCAAGACGCCCTCATTGCCTTTTAATACGCGGCTATCGCTATACGGTTGCATCTATTTCACCTTGCGATTATAGGCGCGCTTCTGGCGCGGCGCTTCTGCGGCCTGGGTCACAGGTTCAGGTTCACGCAAGACGGTAGGCGCAGCCTTTGGCGCGCGCACGGTCCAGCCTTGCGATTTCAGGTATTCGATTTCCGTTCCCGTGGCCGGGTGTCGGCCATGCAGCGGGTGTTCCATCATCGTGACCATGCTTATTCTCCAAAGACCGCCCCGAAGGACGGCCTCGTTCTGTTACGCGTCCCATTCGGCCCATACGATGCCGCAGAATGCAGCGGTCGCCGGCGCCACCGTCGTGCAGGCAGCGACAAGGGAGTCAGGCCCCAACACCAAGCGCCCATCGAATTCATGCGAGCATGGCGAAATCACAGCAGCCGACGTCGCGCCGAAGCTGAACATGTTGTAGAACGGGATTGGCACTGCGGTGGCTGCCGTCACGCCCGGGATGGCGACGTTTGTCAGCGTGGCCTGGGAATATGCTGCGCCCTGCGCGGTGCCAGTCGGGCCGCATGCCGACGATACGAGCGCCGTGGTCGACGTTGGTATGCCGCTGGTGGTACTCAGGTTGCGCTGCACCGCCAGTCCGACGCCATTGACCACGGTCGTAGCGGAATCGATGCCCATGACGAACGACACCAGTTCGATGTTCTTGCCCGACGACGCAGGGTTGTGCAGCGTGAATTTGCTATTCAACGTTGCTGCTGCCACCGGCAGCGCGACGCCGGCAATGACGGTGTAAGCCATAAACAAGCGGCCAGCCATCGCCGCTTGGTAGTATTTGCCGTGCAGATTGCTCATGAGCGCTTCGCGGTCCTTGCCGCCCAGCGCATTGACCGAAACGCCGGCCGATGTTACGAGTTGTTGCGTTGCCATGATGGCTCCTAGAGATTCGACACGATGTCGTTTCGCAGGTCTTCAGGCGCGTCGGCGCTGTTCTCCGCGAGGTATTGTGAAATGACTTGCAGCTCGATCAGGATGTTCATTTGCAGAACCTCGGCGAGCGGCAAATCCGATTCGGGCGCAGTGAATGCAAAAAACGCCTTCGTTTTTGGGTTGTATAGCGTGATGGCCATGGTGTTTCCTGCGCCCCGCATTGCTGCGGGGCTTCACGATTACGACGTTGCGAACGGATCGGCGTTCGTGCCGGAACCCACGTTGATGCCGGATACCATCCACTGCGTCGAACTGATGGCGGTGAACGAAATCCGGCCGCCGATCAGGCCGCCCGTGTCCGTGCCGTTCTGGCTGATGGCTACATGCGTGGTGCCATTGGCCTGGAAGACGTCGCCGGAGGCCGCCACGGTGAGGTTGCCGGACAGGACGCCGCCCAGCAGGAAGACGCTCGCGGAATTGGTAATCACCTTGTGCGCATTCGAGGTGACGGAAACCGACACCTCGAAATCGAACGTCATACCGACAACTGGCGCCGGCAAGGTGTAGACGACGCCAGCGGCGCGGTCAAACAGACAGAGCGAGCCGGATTCTTTCGCCAGCAGCGTGCGCGTGGCGGTTGCCTCGCTGATGACTTGGCGGTGCTGGCCGACTGCGATGCAGCCTGCCGGGCCACCGTAGCCCAATTTCTCCAGGTCGGTGGAAATGGTGGAAGCGATAGTCATGATGCAAACTCCTTCGATTCATTGGGCGGCGCCGAATGACGCCGCCCCTTGTTGGTTAGCCGGCGGCGCCGATCATGCGGCAGGCCCATTGCGGACGCAGCGCGGCGAAGCCGTACAGGATGTCCAAGCGGAGCAGCAGTTCATCGTTGCGGATATCCGACCCCATCCAGACACGCAGGCTCACGCCATCCTGGGTGCGACGCACGCACTTGTGCGCGTCGTCCATCAACGGCAGGTCGGCCGTGATGAACTGGAACGCTTCCTTGTGGTACATCAGGTGCTGCGGGTAGTTCGTGCTGGCCGAACCGACGAAGGTGATGTCGTCGTTATCAGTCGGGGCGCCAGAGCAGTTCTGACGTGGGTTGGTGGTGTCGTAGATGCACGCAGGGCTGAAGGTGATGCTGGTCGTGGTCGCCGAAACGACGGTGAACTGCTTCAGGTGCGCATACGCCTGCTTGGTCTCTGGGTGCACGTCGTACGTGCCTTCGATGGTGAACACCATGCCGGCCACCGGGGCGGCGGTGAAGCCGTCAACGGTGATGGTGGTGATGCCGGACGTCAGCGTGCCGCCATTGATTTCGCCGGCCATGTCAGCGGAGTTTGGCATAACCCAAATGCGCTCATTCTCGTGCCAGTCGGCCATGCCGGTGCGGCCGATCATGCCTTCGCGGTATTGCTCCTTGATCTGGGTCGAATCTTGGAACAGACCTTTCAGGCCGTTGACCAGCGGGCCGGAAGTCACGGAGTCGATCTGAACGTAGCGACGGCCGTCTTTCGGCGCGCATTGCTGGTTCAGCTTTGCGCGGGCGGCGCCAGGGACCAGCAAATCGGTCAGCGCGGTACCAGCGGTGCCGGCCAACTGATATGTGGCCTTGGTCGCGTAAGCGATGTAATCGGCTTCGATGCCGGAAATCAGCGACGCCATTGCTGGCTCGATGTAGTTCTTCGACAGATCATCGAAAGAACTGTCGCTATTCACCGATTGGATCAGCTCAGCACTGTTGAATCGCATGTCCACGCCGTCCTGCGTCGCGACGGTAATGGTCTGATCCGATTCGGCCTGGTCTTGCACGTCCATGACGCGCGAACCCTGGCGGCGCAGGTATTGGTTTGGCTCGCGCACGCGCAGCGATGCGCCATGCTTGCCCTTGCCGTTCTGCTTGAACGAATCATCATATTGACGGTCGGTGGTCGCGATGAAAGACGATTTTTCATGGAGAATGCGCAGCGCTTCGCGCGTCACCATGTCGATTACCTTAAAAGTATTGCTCATGATTGCTCCTGTTATTTGCGGTTCGAGACTTTGCGGCGATAGGCCGCAAATTCGGCATCAGTCATGCTTGTGGGGTCTTTCTTGACCGGCGCGCTGCTGCCAACGCGCACCACGGGCTTTGCTTCCGGTGCTTGGGTCTGGGTCTGCTTGGTTGCCTGCTGCTTCTTGACCAGTGCGTCGTACATCATGGCTTTGTGGGCAATCTTCGCGATTGCCGGCGTATGCAGCACCATGGGCCCGAGGGCTTGTGCGCTGATTCCGCTGCCGATGACATACTCTTTCAGCTGGTTTTCGACTTCGGTATTCCAACCAGGGATTTCACGCGCAAAATAGGAGATCGCGTCCTGGGCCAACTTGGCAGTTTGCTGCTGCTGTTCCAGTGC